TTACTTCATTGACACAACTCCCCTCACGTAGTCCTGGCATGCAGCCAGAGCGATCAATCCCTGATCACCGTCTCCGGCGATGGCGACAATTCGTTGAGCATGTGTTGGGTCAAGTTCGGCTCTCGCCGCTCCATGAACCACGCCGCTGGCGCCGGCGGTGGCAGGCACTGCGCAGCCACTGGCTGTATCCGCCGCGTCGACAAGGACTGACAGCCGCAGGTCAGCAGTAGCAAGGCGGTCACGCAGGCGGCTTTGATAACGTTGGGCATCGGTCAGGGCTCGGTGGTGGGTTTGGTCGCTGGCCTGCAACTGCTGCTCCAGGGCCAGGCGTTTGTTCTGCTCGGCCTGCTGCTGGGCGGAAGCCGCGCTGCTGATGGCTGCCAGGTCATCCTGGTGAAGCTGCGCCTGGTCGGTCAGCTGCTTGCCATAGCGCCAGTCCTGGATCTTCCACGCCCCGCCAGCACCGACGGCGATCAGCAGGCTGGCCAGCACCAGAATGCCGAGCAGCTTATGCACCGGCGTCATCACGGCACGTCCTTGAAGAACAGGTGCTGCCCGATGCGCACCGTTTGCCTGGCCTTCGCCGCCCAGGATGGTGCCTTGGGCATGGTGGTCGCGTAGTAGTGCGTGGCGCCGCCGGTGGGATCCGGTACCGCACCGGCGATCACCTGATCAGTTGCACGCTGGGCCTGGGCAAACTGGCCAGCCGGAATCGGCTTGGCGCCGCTGAGGAACGAATAGTTCGGGTCGTTCTTGTTCCAGCAGCTGAACTGGTACGGCGCCTGGCACACGCCGGCATAGCCCTCCCCCCACCAGGACTTGGTCTTCCCGTCGTTAACGCGGTTACGGATCGTCCAGGCCACGGCAATCTGGCCGGCCAGTCCTTCCCCGCGGGCCTCTCCCCACAGCGTACGCGCGAGGATGTCGCGGTCTTTCTCGGTTGCAGTCATCACTTTTCTCCAGGCAAAAAAATACCCGCTCGATGGCGGGTGCGGGCTTGCGGACGAATCACTCTGGCCGCGGCGGCCAGGCTGGCGGATCAAGGCTTAGATCGACCCGGTTTACAGCAACTCGGTACTGCCTCCAGGCTGTTAATGCCGCGACATCCTCATCTGTCGAAAGGCCAAGCTCTACCGAATCCTTGAGCGGTGCGATGCGTAGGCGTGCGACATCAAGGAGCTCATCACGCTTGAGTGCATTCTCGGCACAGATCTGCCCGGGAGTCCTTGCGGGAGCTTCTTGCGGCTCGGCAACCACGACCACGCCGTCCTTGACGACAAAGCCGTTACCGCGCTGGCCCGCGACAAGGCCTGCATACTCGTCGTCGGTCAGCTCGATCGCGTCATCAGGCCTGAAACTCTCGTCGTAGAAACCGCCCGCACTGGGCGAATAGAACATGGTCATTTCCCGCAGCTCCGGAAGTTGAGATAAGGAACCCAGCCGGTGACCGGCGTGCAGATGGCAACGGTGAAAGCGGTTAGGCTCTCCGTTGTGCTGTTTGTGCGCTTGTCGGTGGTCAGGAAAAAGGGGGTCATCGCAGACTGGGCGTAGGACGGCGCGCCATTGAGGCTCGCGACGATGTTGTGATGGGCTGACAGGTAGTTGATCGGCAACGTGACTATGTAGAAGTGCGTGTACCAGGTCTGGCCGCCAATCGTCTGCGGGTTGAAAGCTCCCACGGCCGAGAGCGCAACAAGCCCCCATTGAGTGATGCCACCATCCGGCATTCGGCGCCAACCTGTTGTTGCCAGCAGACTGTTGTCCGAGAACTTCTTAACGAACCCCTGCCCCGCCAAGCTGGACAGGGTGGTATCCAACGGCTGAGCAGCTACGGGCGTGTTCCCCCCAAGCGCGGCGTACAGCTCATCAAAGTTGCCGTTGACTTTCATGTTGGCGCTTCGCGGCGTATCACCGCCTACGCCAGTTGGCGGCGTCCCGAGTTGAATTACCTGCTTAGCCATTTATTACTCCCAAAAGAAAGCCCTCACGCAGAGGGCTTGGTTGAATGTGTGCCTGATTACAGGGGCCGCATTGGCCTGGCGGCAAAGGTAGTTCGTCCGTTCTTTGCAGTGCCGCCCTCAGAACTCACCATCGCACCTATGTAGCCATTGAGGGTTGAGCGCACACCAGCATGGAATCCACAAGGCGTTTCAAGCGTCGAGTTGCCGTTGTAGATCCTCCCGCCGATCAGGGTCGAAGCGAGGAAGTAATCCGCATAGTCGCCAGTCCACGGCATCTGGCAGCCAGACCAGTAGACTCCTCCGACCTGCTCGCCACGATTATCGAGTGACCAGCCTTCATTGACAGGAAACCCTCTCATCGAAAGCAGGTTGTCCGCTCCGACAAAAATTACCTCGCCGGCCGCGTTTTTCAGCCTGATGTCATACTCGCTGGGTGGGCCAACTGAACGGAACGTCGCCACCAGCCACTTCCCGCTGCAATCCGAGCTGTTGAATGGCGACATCAGCTGCAGCTGGAACGAGAACCCCGTCCAGCTCCCCGGGCTGCCGATGTTCATCAGCGTGTGATACATGCCCTGGTTGTTCGGGTTCAAGAACACCATGGGCGGATCGGGCGTGGTGATCGGCGCTGGATAAGTGATGGTTGCTGAAGTGATGGTGAGCTGGGCGCCAGGTGGCTTACCGATCACGTAGCTGCCACTGGCAGCGACCCCGAGAACCCTGTTCACGCTGTCGATCTGAAAGAAGTTCAGACCGTTGCGCGACCTGAATCCGTAGTCCATGCCTCCCCCTTATTGATAAGTCAGGATGAAAACGTTCAAGGCTATGCCGGCGCCACGGCGTACCCTGAGCTGGCCGGTAGACCAGAACACAGCAGGGAGCGCCGAGGAGCTGTTAGAAGCGTCCTGAAGCGTGACGCAAACGAACGAAGTCGCGGTGATCTCCGGCATATCGATGAAGCTGGTGAAGTCGCTGGTGATCGGTGGGACCGTAACCTTCTTGGTCACGATCGAACGAATCCCCATGGTCGAGGTGTTGGCCGGCATCTGCGTTCGGCAGGATGGCGCTCAGTACATCAAGTCAATCGACATCACGCCGGATGGCGTCCACCTGGTGGAAAGGCTTTCGGATGTGCTCGAGCATTTCTACGACGAAGTGAAAGCTGACTGCAATCCGAACCACCTTGTCGGCATGGGGTGGCTGGCCGTTCCCGGAAACACCTCTGTGCCCGAGGCGCAGTTGTCCTCCCTGTTGGCATCAATCGGCGCCTGGAATCAGGTGAAGGTAGCAGCGTGAGACGTTTCCGCCCCCAGCAACGCAAACGACAGACCTGGCTGGCACTGCCGGCCAGTGGAATTGAAGAGGTAGGCCATGACCAAGAGCAATGCCCAATTGCAGAAGGACAAGCGAGCCAAGGAGAAGGCGCTGCTCGAGCGGATCGGCACAGAGAAACGTTCGCTGATTGTTTCGAAAGCGCTCGATGATGCCCTGCTGATCCTCGGCGAGCGCCACGACTTCGAGGAATGGCAGGAAACGATCTCTACGATGGTAATCAACTTGGCTGCAGCGCCTGCTGAAGAGTCAGCCCGCTACGCCACCATGCCGCGACCTGAAATAGTTGTTACTGAAAAGTGGTCGCGACAGCTTGAGAAGTTCGCCGAGGCCGGAGTCGAGCCAGCATAGTCCACCCCACTTCCTGCACCCGATAGCGCGGCGGGCAACAGTGAGAGCGAAGAAAGCTTTACGGTTTTTTGCTCAACTGCTGGTTGATAGTTACAAGCCGACCTTTAGCATCTGAGTACTCCGGGCTATCACCAACATTCTCGATTACAATTTCCAGATCAGACTTCGCCAGGTCAAGTTTTTCTTGATTAGCTCTTGCAAAGCCTCGGTAAAAGTAAAGTGTCATCCAATCCGGCGACTTAGTAATAGCCTCTGTGCATAGGCCCTCCAACTCATTCCACTTAGAAAGCTTAGAGAGATCGAGTAACTGAGGAAATATCGATTCCTCATAGCTCCCTCCAAATACAACCGATGTGTGCCCAGCGCTCGTTTCCCTCAGTGCTCCATTAAACTGCCTAAAACTTGAAACTCCTCGCGAAGCGTTAGCAGCTTTGGTTTTTAATTCGTCAATTTGCTTCTGTTTTTCCTCAACCTGATGCTTGTAATCCTTGACGCTTTCCAATAACGAATTCTTGCCAGCAACCAGCTCGTCAACTTTACCGTCTTTGATTTTATCAAGCTGATCATTAACGAAGCCAAGCCCGACGGTCGAAACGAACACAAAAGCCATACCGATGTAACCAACAAATTTAAGCGTAGAACTCCACCATTCATAACCCATAACGCCCCCTCATATCCGGCCCCATGCCGGACCATCAACCAATAGCCCACAAACACACATCACGCCACCACCGGCCACGGAGGGCGGTGCATGCATGGAGAAAGCCATGGCAAAGTTCTACTACCAGATCAAGGGGCGCCAACCGGCAGGCCCCAACCGCGAGGCGGAATGGGCCTGGCCACCGGTTTTCAGTGGCATGGTCGAAGCAGAAAACCGAAAAGCTGCGAAGGCTCAGGTCGAAGAACTGTATGAGCGGCAGTTTCCATCACGCGTGCTGCGTTCGGACGTGAGTGATCACGCGTATCTCCTGCATATCCAGGAGCTGCGCGAACACGACACCTACCTGCTGCGCCGCTTCGAAGACACTGCATGCAAGGAGTGTGGCACGGTGTTCAAGCTGATCGACAAGTACAACGACCCAAACACCGAAACGACGAGCCATGACTACTGCACAGAATCCTGCAAGCAGTCCGCAAGATTCCGTGATGTGCAGGAATTCCGACTGGTGAACGAGGGCCGTTCGCCCGCGGTGATCTACCAGGTGCGGCAGAAGTCCACCGGCATGGCCTACGTCGGGCAGACCACGCAACCATTTACCCTGCGTTGGTGGCAGCACCTGAGCAACCCAACGAGCTGCAAATTTCACGCAGCGCTCAAAAATACCGACATCACCGACTGGGAATTCTCCGTGATCGAGGTGATTACCTATCCGGAGGGTTGCACCAATCGAGCGACCTACATCACTCAGCGCGAAAGCCACTGGATCGAGGCTCTATCGGCGGTAGACACAGGGTTCAACACAGTTCGCCCTGCCGGTACCGCCGATCAAGCGCAGGTGCTGCTGCCTCTCGCAGACCTGGCCTGACCCTCCGGCGCTATTCGCCTACGCCTCAGCCGTTTCCTTTTTCGTCCCCGCCACCATCAACCAGCTCAACCTTGAACTGAGCGCCTGGGATTAACGGCGATGAGGCGACCCATCGAACTACATGACGGGCTAGACATTTAGGGCAAGCAACTTCGATCTGGTCCTTTGTATCGTCCAGGTCGAACTGAAGCTCTTCACCACACTTTTCGCACTTGGCCATCTGAAAGCCCTCCCGCAGGGATCCACTCAGCATAGCGCCTTCCCACTAATCAACGATAACGCCTCCCCGGCGTTCAACTGAACTAGCTGTAATCACGGCAGATTGAGTACTTGCATCAGCCGTCTGGCGTCATCGATGGTTCGGATATCGATTGACCAATGCTCTTCATCTTTGTGCGTTTGATCGTCAAAACTCGCAAATAGCTGCTTGATCTCTTCCTTTTTATAAATCCGCTCCTTCAACACAGGAGGGCGGAAATGGAAGTTGATCTTCTTTTGGGAAGGCATGAATGAAAAGTACCATTTCCCGTCTTGATAGATTCGGACCGACCGTACTTTGCCCTGATTTTTAACGGCCCACTCGACTGAACGAAGGCAAGTGAACACCCCAGCAAGATAGATGAACGCCTCACGTACTTCCGTCTCTTTTATGTACTCGTAAAACTCATTAACAAGATCCGAGTCGATGTCGTGCGCAAGCATGTGTCGCTCCTGGTCCGGTCCCATGCCTAGCTTCACCAATAGTCCACTTCTACGAATCACGCCAGCCGGCGAGGCAGGCGTATGCCTGGAGAACTGCCATGAGCATCCCCGCCAACGCCCTGAGCGACGAAGAGTGCCTGCACTACGCTGCGCTCGAACCTGATGCCGCAGCCGAGCTAACCCGGCGCCTGACCGCGCAATGCATAGACCCGGGCGCAGAGGCAGAAGGCCTTCGCGAAGACATCCGCCGACTGGAAAGCCAGGCCGAGGATGAATCTGAAGAGCTGCATAACCTGCGCGACAGTGCTGAAGAAGCCTGCGAGCTGATCCGGCGCGCAATGAATCATGACGAACATGAAGAACTGTCAGTGCACATCCTTCTTCAAAAAGCCCTTGACTGCCTGGAGTAATCCGATGAGCACCTTTGCAGTTTTTGGAATGACTGCCGACGTCGCGCTGGCCGAGGCTCGCAAGACAACCCCAACAAAGAAACCGAACCCAACCCCGGGCGCCCCCCCCCTGGAGCTGAGCCTGGGCGAGTGGAACCTGGCTGTTGAAGAACAAGCGGCCAGGATCATGCGCGGCGATAAAGTCCGCCAACTCAGCCAGCCCTTCGACGCACCTCAATTCGCCGAGCAGTTCGTTGCGCTGACCAAGAGGCGCGGCAAGTGCCGTTCGCTACGCATCAGGGCGAAATGCATGATCACCGATGCAGAGGGAAATCCGATCATCAACAAGAAGACAAAGGCGCCAAAGATTGGCTGGGTTGACTACTCAGCCGAGAACGCAAGAACGACCTAACCGCTAACCAAGTGCTCAGGTTTGAGTTTTGTATGGCACTCCGGGCAGCTCGGCCGCATCTTTTCGAAGATTTGGTCCCACCCCTTCGTGGCGTACCCCGAATAGAAGTCGCTTCCTGATAGGCCTCTAAGCGTGTAGTCCTCTCGCGGTGCCGAATAGGGCTGATCGTTTTCACTGAGATGAATGTATCCGGTATGCCCGCATGGGCACTGTACGGCATAGCTCGTTCTGGTCGTCATAACTATTCCTCCCTGGCTGCCTAACAACTGTAGCCCACACCGAGAAAGGCATCTTTCATGACCACAGCAATCGACCTGTTCGCCGGGCTCGGCGGATGGAGCACCGGCGCACGCGCCGCAGGCGTCCAGGTTCTCTGGGCGGCAAACCACTGGCCGGTTGCCGTTGAATGGCACAGCGCAAACCACCCTGACACCCAGCACGTTTGCCAGGACTTGCATCAGGCCCGCTGGGATCAAGTACCAGCTCATGACCTGCTTCTAGCATCGCCATGTTGCCAGGGCCACAGCCCGGCGCGCGGGAAGGCCAATGGAAACCCACAGCATGACTCGTCAAGGTCTACGGCCTGGGCCGTTGTCTCTGCTCTGGAGTTTCACAGACCGCAATTCAGCCTCGTTGAAAACGTACCCGAGTTTACGAACTGGGCTCTGTATCCGGCCTGGGTGCAGGCAGTCCAGGCCCTGGGCTATCAGGTCGCGCCGCATGTCGTTGATTGTGCTGATCTGGGTGTGCCGCAACACCGCGTCCGGCTGTTCCTGGTGCTGACGCGAAGCCAAGCGCCACTGATGCTCGAGTTGCATAAGCGACAGCATGTCCCTGCCGCCAACTTCCTCAACTTCGACACCGGGCGCTGGTCGCCGATCGAGAAGCCGGGACGGGCCCAGGCCACACTCGACAGGGTGCGCAATGGCCGGGCCCGCTTCGGTGACCGTTTCATCATGCCGTACTACGGCAAGGGCTCGGGCACCACCGGCCGCGACATCAACCGCCCGATTGGCACCATCACCACCTTGGACCGCTGGGCGCTGGTCGACGGAGACAACATGCGCATGCTCAGCGCCGACGAGGCCCTGGCCGCTCAGTCGTTCCCGGCTGACACGCTGCGCCCGGACAACCACCGACTGACCATGCACATGGCTGGAAACGCAGTGCCGCCTCTGGCGGGCCAGCGCGTTATAGAGGCCTTGCTGAAAGCTGCTTAACCACGCTCCGACAGCAACTTAGCCCCCAGCTCCCGGCCGGCGACCTGGGCTAGGCCTCGGTCGGGGAATGTGCGATCACCAGCGACAACCGGAACCACCACTTCCCCGCCCCGCTTCACCTCGACGTTGATCCGCCAGGTCTCTCGGCCTTCCTCGTCTTTCTCGCACTCCATGTAGTTCCAGAGCTGAAATCCTTCCAGCTCGTCATAGATATCGTGCTTTGTCATGGGCCTACCCAGTTCGGTGAAGGCCCATCGTATCACCCCATGCTTATTGCGTTCCGCGCCACAAGCTGATGATCAGGTTGATCAGCTCGAGTATCGCGATAAGTAGATCCAGCCAGTCCAGAACTTGTGCCATATACCGTCCTTCTCTTCAGGGATTAGCCCCTACCTCGAGATGGATAACAGGCACCTATAAGCCAATCAGTCGCCAGGGCATGCCCCGGCAAGGACTCCCCATGCCTATGGAAAACAAACAGGCCGAGCCCCTGCCGAGCTTGGCTACCGGCCATCCACTCACGCCTGACACCTGGACTGACTTTGTCCAGCGCCTGCGCTATGACTGCAAGGGTGAGCGGGTCCGAGACCACTGCACCGCCGCCGCCATCTTCATTGTCGAGGCGCGACGCATCGTTTGCGGGCTGGACATGGATTACACCGAACAGCGCATGGTGTATTGGGACAGCGGCGAATCGGCGGCGTATTCGGTCAAGGATTACTGGGACGGGTTATCCAGCTATCAGAAAAGCCAGCTCAATAAAAAGATGCAGGCCTGGTCTGAGTGCCAGTTCATGAAGGCCGACGAGTCGGATCAGTGGTACGTGCTGGGCGAACTGCCCGAACACACCGTCACCGGCTGGGATGAGCGCTGGGAATACGTCAACGCCCACTTCACCCACGCCGCCGCCGAAGCCTTCATCAAGCGCAAGAAGCATGACTACCGAGAAGGGATGCGGGTTTACGTCGAATCCCAGTATTACGCCTGGGAGTTCGAAGCCATCAAGGAAGCGATCCTAGATGGCTCACTGATTTACATGCCGATGGTTGATGAGTTTTAGCAACGTGGTACAGCAACTCTTACTTTCTCTATCCAGCCCCATTAAAACTGACGGGGGGACAGTAGACTGTCCAATATCGAGTTCAAACCACCTGCTGCCCCTCGGACAGAAACCAAAAGGTTAGACAACGCTGGGGAGGAATGTCTTTGGTCGTGAACAATCATGCCATTTTTCATAATCGCAAATCTTGCATCCGCCGACCACGTATAATTATCCTCATCAAAATAATACTTATATCTCGCCTCATACACAGCAACGTCAACATCAAAATAATGCGCCGTATAATATTCAGAAATCACATCATCAGTTGCGAAATCAAAATAATCAGGTGCAGCACTTGAGTGCCAATTGACAAGACCTGAATTTGTATCGCGGAGAAGCTGCATAACCAGCTGATTTACTCTGTCAACCGTACTCATACCTGAACCCTCAAATCGTATACTCGCTGCTGTAGGATAGATGCTAGGTGATTAAGATCAACAGATATACCCTCTGCCTCTTCCAACGTAAGTTTTGACCATGGAATTACAAACAGCAGAAACTTTTTTCTATTAAGCTGCCCCAGCAACCTCTCCACCGCCTTCAGTTCATCAGACGATACATGATACTTAGCGTTATGAAGCATACCTTTGATCGTGCCAAGCTTCAGCGCAACATTATTGGCACTTGAACCAGATCCAGAGCGCCACATCTCAACAGACTCTATATACGCTGAGACCTCTACACTAAAGTCCTTAGAAACTTTTGGAAGCCTAGTTTTTGAAATCAAATCCTGCTTTATTTTTTTAGTCTTAAGCCAAACCACATAAGTTAGTCCAAGGCCAACGACAGAGCATATAGACGAAGCATCAATAAACCACTGTGATAAATAACTATCCATGATCTTCTCTAAAAGTTATCCACCGAAACCACCAAATATAACAATCACGAAGCCAAACGGTACCGCCGGACATATTACAGCGCAACATCCCTCAGATTCAACACGCCCTCCCCCTTCAAAGTCAGCCGCTATAGCGGCAAGGACGAAGTCATGCCTGAAGAAATCAAAAAGACAGGTCCAGACCACTACCGCTACATCGACACAATTGGTCCGGATGGTATTGAAGTGCATTGCATCACTTACACGGTGATCGGTGAAACAGCGCGGTGCTGGTACATCGCCGACAAATACACCGTCAACATGATTAACGGCTACCAGCACAGTTGGACGGCAGACGCCGTGAAGAAGCGCCGCAAGCGCGTGCTCAAGGAGACCGACGCACATAGCAAGCGCTTTGCCTATCCAGACAAAGCCCACGCCCTTCGCTCCTACAAATTGCGCAAGTCGCGTCAGCTAGGACATGCCGAACTGACCCTGGAGCGCGCCCGCGCGGCACTGGGTTACTTCGGTGACTTGTTGGTGATGAGTGAGGCGCCCGACGCTGAAAAGTTGATCATCCCCAACGAGCACATCCAAAGCTTGGGCTGGGGGGATTACTGATGATCATCTTCCCAACCGCAGCGCCTCTCCTTATGGCCTGGCTGATCTACACGGGGCCGAAGCAATGAAGGCCCGTATCGAGAAGAAGCTCAGTAAACGGCTGGTTGTGATTTACCCGTCGGGCTACGGCAAAGCCTGGCTCGACAGTGATGAGCCATCAGAGCTTGCGTATGAGCAGCGCACGCGGGTCAGCCATATCCCGTCTGTTGGAGGAGGCACTGACTACTGGGGTGAAGGCCAAGACGCTTACACAACCTGGCAAGACTGGAAGATGAACTGGGAGTGGTCTGGGCCGTTTGAGCCATACCCCGAGGGACATCAGCATCAATGCTACCCGAATACGGAAGGTTTTCGCCCAACAACGCGAAACCTACTGAAGCTGGCCGCCGAGTGTGAGCGCGAGCAGGAAGTGAGGAGTTCGCCACAGCCCACCGGAAAGTCGACGGATAGCCAGGACAACGGGCCGGGCGAACGCTGA